AAATGTTTGCTTGGGCCGTTTGCTTATTACCCGCAACGTCACCCGCGTTATATTGCTTGCCATTGATGGGCAGGCTATAGACCGCCGTGCCCTTCGCCGCCCATTGAGGCCCGATATCGCCACCGGAACTATTGCGATAACCGATGCTTGGCCCAGGCGTTCCATATCTCGCAGCGGCGTATTTCAAGCCGGCACCGTTCGACTGGCGATAGTTTGTTGCCTGCGGTCCATCACCGACAATGTCGGGATCATAGAGGCTGTCTGCATCGACAGCTGCGTTATTGCGATAACCAGACATCAGCTTGCTGCCGGCCCCGATACCGAAGCGGCCGAGGCCGCTGCAGCGGCTGCAATGGCAGCGGCACGCTCGTTGTATAGCGTGTCATACGCAGCCTTGATGATTAGCGACAATCCAGCCGCCGATACTTTCGACAAGTCGGTGCCGGTAACAGGATCGGCTCCCGTGCCAAAGCACCGGGATACGATGTCTGAAATATTGACCTGCAGCACGTCATAGTCGCCGTTCAATGGCTGATAAGCGTTATTTACAAACAGACTTTCACGCGCTTGAAATGACACGCTACCGCCACCGGTCGACGGATCGTAAAACAGGTGCGTCTGCTCGGATATCATCTCGGCGGTAATGCCGTCTGCGATGGTGCGAATGCGTGCGTTCGTGCTCATGCTGCGCGAGCCTCCAAGGCTTCAATACGGGAAAGTAGTCGTTCAATGCGGATGTCCGCCGAGAGCGCGCATTCAAGCGCTACGCCTGCCTTGTCGATGGCTAGCATCTCTTCGGGGTCTTCGGGAACTTTGACGAATTGCGGCGCGTCGGCTAGCAAGTCCTGCGCGATCAAACCAGTGTCGAAACCGTCATCACTGATTCGAAACCACTCGGACCATTTATGTGAAAGCTTTCCGGCAAGCGTGGTGTCAACGGCACGGCGCTCTATGCCGTACTTGAACCGCTTATCTGATACCTGAAAGCCGCCGGCCGCCGTGATGGCGCCAGGACAGTTCCAGTTGCCGATACCTTCGTGAATGATGCGGTAAGCCGTCGTGGTGCCAAACGACCAGCCGCCGATTTTCATCACGTTATCGGTGTCGAGCCCGAAGTGAACGCCGCATACACCTTCGCGAATGAACGACATCATTGCCGAAGCACTGTTGTTCGATGCATTGCTGATCTGAAGTGAGGTATTGCGGTCGTTACCGCTGCCGCTGATATTCCCCATATTCGGCGGCGCGCCAGATGCGAAAATCGTCCCTGCCGTTTGGCTTGTCGCTCCGCGCAACAGAGCGGTCGAGTTAACCCAGCTTTCTAACGCGAGGTTGCCCATATCGGTCGAGTCAATAGTGACTTTGACTTTCGAACCACTCCATCCGATTTTTACAGCGTTACTCAGCTGACCTGTGCCGGTGCCCTGCTGAACTGCCGTGTAGCCCAGCAATGGCTGGTAATTTCCCGGCGTAAAGTTTGCGCTATCCCATGGGGTCGCGTTGTTGAATGTCGGCCGAGCGGCAAATGTTGCCGTGCCAGTAAATGCGGGCGATGCAAGCGGCGCTTTTAGCGCAAGCTTGTTAGTGATCGTCGCCGCAAAATTCGGGTCATCGTTCATCGCATCGGCAAGCTCTTTGAGCGTGTCGAGCGCGCCGGGCGCACCGTTAATAACCGAGTTGACGGCAGCGATAACAAACGCCGTGCTTGCTGCCTGCGTCGAATTCGTTCCGGCCGCTGCTGTCGGCACGGTCGGCGTACCGGTGAGCGAAGGGCTTGCGAGCAGCGCATAGGGCACAAGCGCGCTTACAACAAATGCGGTACTGGCCGCTTGCGTGTTGTTCGTACCGGCGCCTGCAGTCGGCACTGTCGGTGTGCCGGTGAACGCTGGACTGGCAAGCGGCGCATAGTACGCGCCGTGCTGACCGTCGAGTGTATCGGCGTCTAAGCCATTGCCGGAACCGGTGTCGTATAGAGCGGCCGTCTTGAGCGACAGCAGGCCGCGGAATGCAACGGCCGTCGCCGCAGCAAGCAGCGTCTTAACGAACGACGTAGGAGCACCAGCGCCGAAACGCGAATCAAGCGCGGCGCCCAGCGCATGCGGGGTAACGACAAGCGAAGCATCCGCCGCTGCGATCGCATCAGAATCGGCCGCCAACTGCACGATGCCCTTGATGCTTGTCGTCGCCTGGTTAAGCTGAAAATTCGTGTCGCCGAACGTCAGGCTAGTAGCGGCGATGTCGGCAAACTGCACGTCGGCAGCAAGCAGCATCGTTGCCTGAGAACTCTTTTGCAGGATAGCCGTCGACTGACCGTAGACAGCAAACAAGGTGCCGTCAGCCAAATAGACGCCCAAACCAAGAACGCTATAGGTGTCGGTGCCATTGTCGGTAACCGTGACATGGATCGTATCCGACGCCACGGCGCCGCCTGAAATGGCGCTGATGCGCTTAATCTCACCCGGTATCGCCGGCTGCGCTACGTTGGTCGGGCCTGGCGTGAACGCGGTCCCTGTAATACCGACCGCCGATACCGTCACCGGAAACGTGCCGTTGTTTTTTGCATTGACCAGGGCCGCTCGGCCCTGCTGCGTTACGGTAAGAGTCAAGCTCATTGTGCGGCCTGTGCATAGAATGAAAGGTCGATGTAAACGACAGGGCGCGCGACACACGCGATGCCTATCTGCGAAGCAAAGGCGCTGCCCTGCGTGAACGTGTAGTGGCATCGAACCGGCATGGTTCGTTCGACTTCCGCAATCACGTCGTCGACGTAATCACTGGTGGCCTCTTCGCCGCCCCGGCCGTTGACCGTTAGCGTCATGTCGAAGGTGTACGGGTCACCCGGTGGCGACTGCTGGAACCACTCGCGCAGATCCACTGCGCCGCCAAACGCCGCCACGACATCGCGTACGCTTTGCGCTGTGCCTTTCTGCCTGGCGATGTTGATGGCGGTCGCTACACGCGCGCGCTTGACCTCTAACGGCCAGTAGCTTTTCCATGCGTCGATGCCGAGCGCCCAGGCGAGCCAAGGCAACAAGTTTTCAGGGCAGTTTTGCGCGCTCCACAAATCGCGCAGCGGCGTCGGCACGTCGCCAACTCGCGCCGTCACACTTTCAAGGGTAATTTCTAGCGGCGTCGCATTCGGCGGTAGCAGACTGGCGTCATTCATCGACGCCGCCATACGCCAGATTTATTCCGGTGCAAAACGACGCTTGCGTGCGATTGATGACAATGTTCGCTGACGGTGTCGTGAGGTCGACCCGCTGCATGCCCTGCACCATGATCGCGCCGCACAAACCGCTGAACGTGACATCGAGGCCGAGCTTGTGGCACGCCGTGATGTACGCCTGCAGGCTCGCATCGGAGGCCGCGAGCACCACGTCACTATCAGGGCCTGCGAACGTGTAGCGCGTACCGGCGATCTGGTAATTGACGATCTGGGCGCTTTGAACCGTGACGTTATCCGTCAGCGGCCGGGTAGTGTCCGCACTGACCGCCGCATTCACGGTGGCGAGCAAATCAGCGCTTGCCGTGCCATTGCCAGCCGTGGACAGGACCGTCACGACGACGGAACCAGGGGTCGGGCTGGTCGCGCTCGCATCGAGCACGGCGGGATCGGCGCTTAATGCATGGAAAACATAGGCATCTTCGGGACCGGCAACGCTGTATCCCGATGGCGAAAGCGTGATGCGATAACGGTAGGCGTCGTCCGTTTCCATGACGGCCGGAATCTGCAGCACCGGGTCGGCGGGTGTCAGCGTCAGGCGCTTCACGCCGAACAGCGCGCCCAGGTTATCCAGGTCGCCTTTCTGCGCGTAAGCGAGCATGACGGCCTTGGCCGCTTCGTTGCATCGCTGACGCAGGAGCACTTCGCGATAAGCAGCAACCTGAAGAATGATGTATGCCGGATCGGATTCGACCAGCGCGCTGAAATCGGGAAAGCGCGCCTGCATGTCTGCAAGCATCTCGGCCACAATCGTTTCGAAGTCGAATTGCTCGACGACGTCAGGCGCCGGCACAAGGCTTAGATTGACAGGCGTGTATCCGTCAGCCATCAGCTATTCACCACGATGCCATTGACTTGCAACGGCTTGCCGTCAGGCAGGTAATTGCCGGTCACATCCACCACGACTTCGCCATTCGTGTTGACGCTGCAGGCAAAATTCGTCAGCTTAAAACGGGGTTCCCACAGGGTCAGCGCTTCGGCGGTCGCATGCATCAAGTCCATGCGCGTCGACGTATTCATGGGCCGATCTGCAAGCGCGTAAAGGTCGCTGCCGAAGGTGCGGCGCATAACGCGCGTACCCTTCGGCGTCTGCAAAATTTTGCGGACGCTCTGCGCGCAGTGGTCGCGCCCGCCAAGCGCCTGCCCTGTCTGGTCGTTTGTGCCGATCATTGATGAATGATCGAAGAGGCTGCATTGCGCAGCCTCTAGCCCAATTTCCGTTTAGCCGATGGGCGGCGTCGTCGGCTGTCCGCCGTTGCCGTTACCGTGATAATGCGCGCTGCTTATGTCGGTGCCGTTTGACGTGATGGCCTTGACTGTCGTCGAGCCTTTGACGTCTGTATTGCCATTCAATTCTGTGTTGCCGTCCACGATAAGGTCGCCGGTGCAATGCGTCTTCGGCGTGTCGAGCGTGACACTCTCAGACGCCTTTACGTCGGCCGTCGCGCAGTTCACCGTGACGCTACCACCTGACGACGACGCGTCGACCGTCAGCGCGTGCGCAGCGCGGTCGTACGTGATGAACGTGCCGTCCGCGAACTGCTTGCGCCAAACCGTCGCCGCATTGGCAGGCGCGGGGTAAGCGTTCTGATACACGCTACCGATCACGAAGCCCTGCGACGCATCGCCGTACGGGCAAGCAATCACCACTTGCTCGCCAGGTTCCGGCGCCCACCAATCAGAATCAGGGCCGGCGCGACGTGCAAGCCACGGAATCCAGTCTGTCGTTAAGTCATCGGCATCGACCGTGACAACTGCATTGTCTACGTCAAGCTGGTTGACGGTGCCTACAAGGATCATGTTCGACAGGCGCCGGCCGTGCTCGCTGGTGGCGAATTCATGATTGTTCACAGTGGCACCGGGAACGGCTCGCTTCCGTCGAGCGGAATATATTCATCGGCATACGGAATGCCGATGCGTGGCGCGAAGCTGTATTGACTTTCGGGCACCGTGCCATCGTTCTCCCCATCCCACACGCTATCGCCGAGAAATACCTGCTGTCGCCACTCGACGCGCCACACGGCCCACTTATCTAGGCGTGGGTCGAATTCGTCAGGCGACACTGCCACGACCTCGCACGGCCCTGCGTTGACGCCATTCGCCCAGGCTTTCAGATGCAACCAGCCCGCGAGCGCACAGGCCGCCTTTCGCACGGCACGTTTCACGGCCGGCGTGCGAATGCCCATGATGATGCGCGCTTCGAAACGCAGATAAGCGGGAAGCTGGCCAGTTCCTGCGTCTTCCGTAAGGTCCGGCTCGACCTCTGACATTTCCATCAGAATGGCAGGCGTCGGAATGTTTTCCGTTTCGTCGTCGCGATAGAACTCGACGGTTTTGAATGCCGGATACTGCGCCTGTATCTGCGCAGCGATCTGCGCGTGAATCAGGTCAAAATCTAGCGACGTGTCGATGTCCGCCATTTAAGCTCCCTTTCGAACGTCTTCAAAAATTGGTTATCGAATTCGGCACTCGCTAGAACGAAGTGCTCGATGTAGTTTTCCGACTCTTGCGCTATTTCAGCTTTCATCACCATCAACGGCACGCGCTCTTTGCCGATGCGCTTAAGCACCTGTGGACGGCCGCCATAGTGGGCAATGAACGCCTCTGAATCGTGTCGACCACCGGCAGCGGATACGCCACCTTTACGCGTTGCGCGCGGATTGAGCTTTGCCCAGGGGACCGCATTCAAGCCGAACCAAACTTTCATCGACCCATCGACCTGCGCTTGACCGATGCTGCCTTGCATGCGGTACGTGCGAACACGGGCACGCAGAATTTTTTGCTGAATCTTGACCGTGTCCGAGAGCCCGCGAACGGATCGCGTGCGCACCCAGGCGGCCATCTTGTTCATGGTCGAATTGAGCGCCTTGCGTGCCTGCGGGTCCGTTGCCTTCAGGTCAAGAATGGCGCGCGAGAGTCCGCCAGAATCGACAGCAATCGTCAGCATCAGATGTCGTCGGTATCGCGCGAAAGCATCAGGAACGCGTAGCCGTGACCATCCGGTAACGGATCGTGGTCGAGGTAATAAACGATGCCTTCAATCGTGGCCTGGTCGTGCTTCTTCAGTGCCGCGACGTCTTCAGCCATGCACCGCAGGCGGGGTTGACCGCCTGCAATGATGTCGTAGTCACCTAGCTTGGCATCGATGTATTTTTCATCAAAGATGCCAAGCAAAGGCAGGCCATCAGCCCCTTTTGTGATGACGGCGCCCGTTGTGCTGGATAGCTTGAACGACAGCGATGCCGCATCGAAATCCTGCAGAAACTGGCGCGGGTCATCAAAAGAAGGAATCGGCACTACTGCGCGCCGCCACCGTCTACAGCCGCGAGCTTGTCGGCCTCTGCCTGCTCTTCAGCGGCCTTGTCACTGGCGGCCTTGTTCTCTGCTGCCTCGTCGGCAGCGGCCTTGTCAGCGGCTTCTGCAGCGGCCTGCGTCTTCGATGCAAAGCCCAATGCATCCTCTATTTCCGCAACCACCGCTTTACCGCGACGCAGATAGTCCTTTGCGTCGGTCTCGACGACTTCGATCAATGCGCCTGGCCGGAGAATGTCACCACCAATGGCAAGAGCGCTTGTCAGTTTCAATGTGTACGTTTTCAGGCCCACGGTGTTTCCTCTTTGATTGAAAAAGGCCGCCGGACTGGCGGCCTTTTTGATTACCTGTGCTTTTTGCTACCCGGCGAAACGATTACTTGCCGTAGCAGAACGACTCGACGTGACGCACGTTGATGTCGATGTCTTGGAACGCCACAATGCGGACGCCGCCGGAAGCGCTCAGGCTGTAAGGATCGACGGTTAAATCCAGGCCGCCCCACATCGCCACAACGAGGTCGGACCAGTTTCCGAAGAACGTGTCACCGCTCGCTAGCTGATTCGAAACGTTCGTTTCGTAGCCATTGACGGTCTTTCCCGACTCCCAAATCGTGCCGGTGCCGGCCGCGTCGGGGAACTTCAGCGCGGTTTTCGCATAGCCACGAATGCCGGCATTGAAGGAGTACGACATCGAGTCGACGTCGGCATCATCCAATGCGATGGCCGTTTCCATGGCCACCAGTTCGGCATAGGTAGGCTTACCGGCCACCGCAAACGGCACGGCATTGATGCCGCTGATTCCCGCCAAACCTTGCGGCTGATTGGCGGTGCCGGAGCCGTAGATAGCCGCACGATCAATTTCCAGCGCCATGACTTTCAGCAAGTCAGTCCGAACCATGGTCTCCGCATCCGGCGTTGACTGCATCATCAGACGTCGGGTGATTTCGTTCAGCGCGGCGACCGTCTTCGGCGTGAACGGGACCTGGTCAAGCGCAGGATCACTGCCAGCCGGTGCGCCACCCTCACCCACCCAGTAAGCGGTCGTTGCACCCTTCTGGCGCGGGATGTCGATATTGCCGACAAGGCCGCCCATCGTGGTCGCACGACGCATCACCCAGGCACGTTTACGCAACATGTCGATAAACGAACCGGCAAGCAGCTCGGTTGCCACGATGTTGCTACCGGCACCGCCCACTGGGGTTGTGGTCGAGAACGTGCGTTGATTCAGGATATCGGCTGGAATCAAGATACCGCGTGCGGTCTTCCCGTAAGCCTTTTCAGCAGCACGCGAGCATTCAAGTTCGAAACCCGCCGCCTTGCGATCCACGTCGGAAGCGCCGGGCAACTGCGCACGCACCGCACGCAAGAAGCTGAAATTTTTCGCTTCGCCAGGGGTCAGGCCGATTTCGGCAGAGCGCACCTGTTCATCGAGAGGCTTGTTCGCGTGCTTGGCACCCTCAATCAGCAGCGCGCGCTGAAATTCTTCGACGGACTTGCCCTCGGTCACAAACTGCGCAGCAAGATCGACGTGCCGATATTCGCGGCCCATATCGAGAATGGTTTTGGAGCGAGTACGCTCGGACTCGGTGCCTTGCTGTGCACCTGCAGCGGTTGCGTTTGCTGCGGCAACAGCGGCAGCGCGTTCGATTTCGTCCATCTTTTTTGTGGCCTCGGCTCGTTGGGTTTTTTCGATGACGGGCTCAGTTTGGACAGGCGGCTCGTCCACGACCTCTAGCCCGATTTCCGCCGCGCGGCCGACGCCAACAGAGGCATCCGCAGGGACGCTCACAAAGGAGACTTCGTAGGGCATCCATGCCGTAATCGAATAAACGTCGACGTCATCGGCGCGCGTTTCGACAAGGCGCATGCCGTTGACGAAATAGCCGACTGATACTTTCGTAATAATCTTGTCGTTGACGTCCTGCAGCAGTTGTTCGCCTGCCGGACTACGGCTGAAGCGAACCAGGCAGCGGCCGACGCGGTCAGCCTCGATGACGGCAGAGCTTGGCTCGACGACGCCGCGCTGGTCCGTCATGTCGTGCATCCACAACACGGCCGCGCCGTCGTTCATGCGTGACAGATCGCAAGCGCCCGGTGCGTGCGAAAGCGTTTCTAGTCCAAACCAGCGCGGAACCTCCGCCGCCTCGGATGAAAACGAAATTTCGACGGTGCGCGCCGCCATATCGACGGCGCCGACATCGGCCAGCCGGCGAAGGCCGCCGCGCTTTGAAATTTCCGCAAGGCGGGTTGCGATCTTGTTCACTTGGATGCGTCCTCAGAAGCGGGGGTGTCGGCCGCCTGCGGCGGGGGCGGCGGTGTGGGCTCGCCGTTAAAGAAAAGCTCGATGTATTTCTCAGGGATGCCAGCGGCAGCCATGTCCTGAATGTCTTGCGCCGTTTCGCGAAAGACTTCCTGCGGATCGCGACCCGATTCGCGAATCACTTGGCTAGGTGACGCCAGGCCGCCGCGTATGCTCGCGAGAGCCGAGTCAACGTCGGCGCGCGGGTCAATCCAGGCCCAGCGACGGCCAAGCCATTTGACCGAACGGAACGCGCTTAGCTTGAGCGGGCTGTACGGCTTGCCGGACTTGTCGACAATGTGACCTTGCAATAGCGCGACCTTTAGCCATGCCTCATAGACCGGCGTCACAAGCGATTCGATTAGCCACTGTTGCAGCTCTTTCCAGTGCTCGCGCTCGTCTAGCGTGCCTTGGCGGATACTGGAAAAGTTGACGCCCTCAAGATCGCCGGCCAGGTTGTTGTAGAGCACCCCCATACCCGCCGCCGCGCCACGCAGCATGGCCTTGCAGAACACGGCAAACTCGCCACTCGGATAGTTCGGGCTCCACTCGGCAAGCTTTGCGCCTTCGGGCAATTCGTGGAACGAAAGCGGCTCTGCATCGATGGTCGATGCCACATCGACATCGTCATCCGCTTCGGGACCGAAACCCGTGTCGTACTGGATGAAACCCATTTTCGTGGAGGTCGCGCGCGCATTTTTAACGCTCGCGTCTTCGAAGCCCGCCAGGTGATGCAGGCGTGCAAGCGACGTCGATGCCCAGGGCAAGCCGCGACGCTGGCCAACCATTTCAACGCGGAATCGATGAATGATTTCTTCGGCAGGTACGCGGACGAATCCCCGACCGTTCAACGAATACCAGTAGTCATCGGCTTCGTCGGTCGAGCTGAAGTGATACGCGACAGGTCGGCCGTAAGGGTTGAACTCGATTCCCTGCCGGATGAAGTTGCGACCGCCGTTGACGTTGTAATTGTCATAGCGAACCATCAAGCGCTGCGGGTCGATCATCTGCAGCGCGAAGCCGCTTGGACCAGCCGCCGGGCCATGGATCAGCCGAAGGATGAACTCGCCATCTCGCACGGTCGTTTCGACGCAAAGCGCCTGCACAGCGCGCCAGGAAAGCGCGCCGGTCATTTCGCAATTACCCGCCTTGCCCCACTGACACCACGCCTCTTCAAGCGACGTATTCGCGTCGCTATCGAGCTTTCCGCGAACCTTCTTTGCCTGCGCCTGCAAACGGATGCCTGTCGCGCCGACAATGTTTTGCCGCGCAAGGCGCACAAAGCTTCTTACATAATCATTATTCGACCACTGCTCACGCGACCGTGCGACCAGAATCGGCTGCATCTGCGATATGAACATATCCGGTGAAATGGATATGGACGTCCATTTATCGTTCGGGTCTTGCTGTGCAGACTTAAACATGGCCGACAGCGAACGCGCGACCATATTCCGCCGGGGCTTCGCTGGATTCTCGGCGACCTCGCGCGACAAGGTTTTTTCTAGGGCGCGCAGCACTGCATTTTCGTCGCCGACCTTACGCAGTGCGACGCTCTTGCGGTTCCAAAAACTCAAGAGTTGAACCTCACGATGACAGGACGACCGAACCGGCGGATGCCCGACTTCGCGGCGCGCTCATTTCGAACAGCGGTGGAGTAATACGAACGCAGCTTGATAAGGTCGATGACAGGCACGCGCCATAACTCGCGGTCGCCGATGGTGTACCGCTGCTGGTCTTGCGTTGCGCGCTTGGCGAGCACGGCAACGATGGCGTCAAGCGCGATTTCGTTCTGCGTTCGGCCGTCGTAGCCAACCGGAAGACTCGCGAAGTCAGGCAGAAATTCAATCTGGCCGTTTTCGACTTCGCGAGTTTCCGTCGCGCTTTGCACGCGTAGGCTGTACCAATAGTTCCCAGCTAACCACGCCGCAGTCGTCGTGCTATCGACCGTGAACGTTTGTGATCCGTCATCAGCTGCATCAAGATCGATGGATGCAGGGCCACGTAACAGCAGCTTTGCGCTCCACTGCGTAGCCGGGTAATCGCAAAGGCGCGGATCGAACAAAAATGTCAGGCCAGCCGTTGCCGTCGCCGGTACTCGCTGATTTTTGATGCCTGCCATTCGTTCACCATTTCGTCGCGAAATTCCCCCTGCGTGGCTTTGCTTGCAGCACACGCCTTGACCGGAAGACAGGCGCAGTTTGCGCAGCCGGCGGCGACGGGGCCTCTAGGCGGATTTCCGCAACGGGTTCGGGCGGCGGCGTGAGAACTTCCAGCCGCTTCACGCCGACATCGGCGACGCTTTCGGCGACGGTATGTTTCAGTGGCGTAGGCGGTGCAGACATCTTCAGCTTGACCGCGAGTCGTTTGAAACTTGGCTGCACAATTTTCAGGGCGGCGTAGGCGTAGACGCGACAGTCAAGACCTTCATTGCGGGCCTTGTCAGGCTTCGACCATTCACGCACCGGCTGGCCTTTCACGTATCGGGTGAGCAGCTTTTCAGCGGTTATCTGCTTGTACCAATCCGCGTCGCGATCTTCCGGAAAGTGACAGTAACCAGGGCCAGGCGCGGCAATCCCGAGCCTGCGCATGACGATCAGTTTCGCTTCGTCAACGCCGACTAGGAATAGATCGATTTTGCGCGCGTTTTTACCCGACTGCTTGCGCTGCGGCTTCTCGACGATCGCACGACCCCAACCACCCACGCCCTTTATGCCGAACAGGCGTCGACCTGTCTTACCCTTTAGGTATTCGTAGGCGCATTGCGTGTAACCTTTCGTTCCGCCGGTATCGAGGCAAGCCGCCGAAATGGGCAGGATGCGGCCAGACTCATGCACGTAACCACTGGCAAGCCAGTCGTCAAGTTCGTCCCACACGTCGCCCTGCAGCGGGTCACCCCAAAACACTCGATATTCAATAGACCACGACTGTTCAGCCTCACCCCAGGCTACGGCCTCCGCTTCCAACCGATCAGGCTGCATGTCGATGCCAGCGGTGACTACCAGGCCGCCAGCTGGGATCTGCGCCGGGAACTCATAGGCGCGCGCCATCAGGCCGGTAGGGTCGGCGGCCTCGCCGTTCTCTGCGAAGCCTTCAGCGAGGCTCACATTGACGAACGACTGCAAGTCATCGAGAGCTAGCTTGTCGAGATACGAACGCACGATGTCGCGCATCTTTCGAAACGTCGACAACATTTCCGGCGCGTGGAACGATGCATGGCCTAAGAACGGCTTTGCCGCTTTCCAGCCGTGGCCGTTTTTTTCAGCGTCACGGATGGCTGCTATGCGCTGGCCGTCATTCCATAGGCAAGCGCACGCCTCGCACATATAGCCGGCCGTTTCAGGCAGATGTTCTTTTTCTAGATCGTCCGCCGCATCTTTGATGGACGTCGAAACACGACCTTGCCAGGTGACGTTCTCCCACCGCAGAAACTGCGCATGCCTACAATCGGGGCACGCCACGTAATAGCGTCGCTGGTCGCCCAGCTCGAAAGCGACATCGATCCGCCCTCCCTCATGCGTCGGTGTGCTGCTCTCCGTGCGTAACCGCTGGTCACCGAACGTCGCGGCGCGCTGGTCGAGCAATTCGCCGGGATCGCCTTCCGGTGTGGTGTCAAAGCCGTTGATTTCGTCGGCGTGCGTAACCGGCGCAGATCGGCCGCGCAATGTCTTCGGGCTGCCAGCCCACGAAAACATAAGCCAGCCGCCGATATACGAAATGATGCGCGAATTGTTGACGCCCTCGCGCCCCCGCTGCTTTGCCATCTTGCGGGAAATGGACGGATTGGCGTCCAGCATCGGGCGCAACTTCGTTTCGAGAAACGTTTGTACGTCGCCCT